GTCTTCTGATATGTTTAAAGAAATGCACGATAAATACTTTGACAAGTCTGGTATGAAGCAAAAAGGTAAAGACATTGTTAAAGAAGGTTTAAAAGGATTAAAAAAATAGGAGGACCCATGGCAAAAGACAAAGAACCTTTCTACAAAGGAGTTAATCAAAAACAGTTCCTGAATAAGGATGGCCTGTTAAAAGGCGGTGTTGAGATTAAAATTCCTGAGGAGATTCCAACTAAGAATAAAGTTGGAGGCCAACGTAGAATGTTAAAAGATAAAAAATCAGAAGTAAGTTGGTGGTAAAACTGCGCGCGACGCGCGTAAGTCCTACTTTTTGAAGGAGATATTATGTGGTTTGGATTAGCAAAAATGGCGCTGCAAACAGGTGCCAAAGTATACGCCAATAAACAACGTGCTAAGGCAGCGATGTCCGATGCGCAATTGTTACATGCAGAACGACAAGCCCGTGGTGAGGAATCTTACCAAGGTAAACTTTTAGAAGCGCGACAATCAGATTTTAAGGACGAATTCGTGCTTTTGGTAATTTCGGCGCCGATCATCGTGCTCGCCTGGGGAGTTTTTTCAGACGATGCGCAAATGATGCAGAAGGTGGAGCTTTTCTTCCATCATTTTGGCTCACTGCCGATATGGTTCCAAACTTTGTGGATTACCGTGGTAGCGAGTATCTTTGGAATAAAGGGAACCCAAGTGTTCAGAAATGGAGGACCTAAGAAAAAATGACGAAACCCGTTAAAGTAATTGATAAAATTAAGCCTACGTTAGGTAGGAAGTTAACAAAAGAGTATTTGAAAAAGGTAAAAATTAAAAGATTAAGGAAGAAATAATGCCTTTTAAATCAGCAAAACAAAGACGCTACATGAATGCGAACCATCCAAAAATCGCACAGCAGTGGGAAAAGAAATATAAAAAGGGTGGAAGAGTAAAAGTTAATGAAGGTGGCTATATCGGTACAGCTATTAAGACTGAATATGGTGGCAAGAAATTATCAAATAAGTCTTATGAGAAATACTATAAGGGAATGATCTAGTGGATCCCTTAGTTATCGTTGCTAAGCTACAAAAAATCATCCGAGACAATCTTCAAAGAGTTGGTGACACCATGATCAGTGGTGGTATTGACAACATGGAGAAATATCAATATATGTTAGGACAAGCGCGTACTTACCAGTACATGCTTCAGGAAATCTCTAACCTGCTAAAAGCAAAGGAGCAAAAAGATGAACAAGGAAACATTATCGACATCGGACAAGGAAGTTCCAAAACACCGAAACGCCCTTGAAGAAAAATATAAAGAACCTTTAAATCCAGAGAATATTCAAAGATCACAGCTCCCCGTTCCTAGCGGCTGGAGACTACTCGTCTTGCCCTTTTCTCCACGAGAAAAGACTAAAGGCGGAATTCTAATAGCGCAAGAATCGTTAGACAAGTTACGAATCGCAACTAATTGCGGTTATGTATTGAAGATGGGTCCGTTGGCCTATCACGATAGAGAAAAGTTTCCAACGGGACCGTGGTGTAAAACAGGTGATTGGGTTATTTTTGCACGTTACGCAGGATCAAGACTACCCATTGAAGGAGGCGAAGTACGTATCTTGAACGATGACGAAGTTCTAGGAACTATTAAGGATCCTGAATCTGTACTTCATCATAATTAATCATAGGAGGAACTATGCCAAAAGAAGAAAAAACAGTTGATATTGATACAACCGGCCCAGGCGCGGAGGTCAGTATCGAAGAAAAAAAAGAAGTAGAAGTTGAACCGGTAAAAGAAGAGCCGGTTAAAGAAGAAGTTATAGAAGAGAAGGTAGAAGAGAAAGTAGAAGAAAAACCAGTAGAAGAAAAGAAAGAATTAGACGAATACAGTGAAGGAGTTCAACGAAGAATTGCCAAGCTAACAAAAAAATGGCGTGAAGCGGAACGGCAAAAAGAAGCCGCAATCGATTATGCCAAAGGCGTTCAGTACGAGCACTCTCAATTAAAGACCAGGTTTTCGAAACTAGAGCCTAATTATGTGAAAGCTCTTGAAAATAGGGTAATAGCTGGAATGGATGCGGCTAAAGCTAAGCTTACTACGGCAAGAGAAGCAGGTGACATTAATGCTGAAGTTGACGCACAAAAGTCAATTGCGCAACTCGGTATTGAAGAAGTTCGGTTAAACGCTTTAAAAGACAGACAGTCTCAGGATAAAGAAAAGGCAGTACAAACGCCTACTTTACAGGATACTGTCGGAAGAACTCCACCACCAGATCCAAGAGCTGAAGCATGGGCTGAAAAGAATGCATGGTTCGGGAAAGACAATGCTATGACCTATACGGCTTTTGATTATCATAAGAAACTAACGGAAGAAGAGGGCTTCGATCCTAATTCAGATGAATATTATGCTGAAATAAATAAACGAATGCAACTTGACTTCCCGCATAAATTTGGTAAGACTGATTCACAGGAATCGACTAAACTAACACAAACAGTAGCTTCGGCGAAGCGAAGTGTAAATCCTAGTCGCAAAACTATCAGGCTCACATCATCTGAAGTTGCAATCGCCAAAAAATTAGGTGTGCCACTTGAAGAATATGCGAAACAATTAAAAATCATGAAGGAGGTATAAGCATATGAGTACCGAAAAAATTAAAACTTCCCGTGCGAGTCAAACTAAAGAACAAACAAAACGTAAAGCAGTTTGGACTCCCCCATCATCTTTAGATGCACCCCCTGCGCCTGCAGGATTTCATCACAGGTGGATAAGAGCTGAGACTATGGGCTTTACAGATACAAAGAACATAGCCGGCCGATTAAGATCAGGATACGAGCTTGTAAGAGCAGATCAGTACCCAGGATCGGAATATCCAGTGATGACGGAAGGCAAATACAAAGGGGTAATCGGAGTTGGTGGCCTGTTGCTGGCAAGGATACCAGAAGAGATCGTCAAAGCGCGCGATGAGTATTTTAGAAAAATTACTCAAGACAAAGACGACGCGATTGAAAGTGATCTTATGAAGGAACAGCACCCAGGAATGCCAATCAATGCTGAGAGGCAGTCCCGTGTAACCTTCGGTGGTACTAAGAAAGACTAATTTATTAGCGATTCTTATCCAACGAAATTAAAGTAAACCGTAAACCACGAATAGTGGTTTACAAAGGAGAAAAAACTATGGCAAATCAAGACGCAGCTTTTGGTTTCAGACCTACAAGATCACTTGTGGGTGGACAAATCAGAACTGAAGAGTACAAAATAGCCAACAACTACAATACAGCCATTTATACTGGTCAAGTAGTTGAAGCTGTTGCAGCAGGTGGTATTGAAGCAGCAGCAGCTGAAGACACACAAGTAGCAGGTGTTTTCGGTGGCGTGTTTTATACTGACCCAACAACAAGTAAACCAACATGGAGCGCTTATTATCCAGCAAGCACAGCAGCTGCTGATCTTAAAGCATCCGTATATGCAGACCCAGAGATCGTGTATGAAGCACAGCATAGTGGCACTGGTACAGCAGCAATGAATAATTCAGCAATGGATTTTGCAGGTGTATCTGGAAGTACTATTACTGGCCAATCAACTTCAGAATTAGATACGTCTAATTCTGGAACAGGTGGTAACTTCAAACAAATCGGAATCTCAGTAGATCCCGATAACAGCGATACAAGTTCAGCTAACTGTAATGCTTATTGCGTTGCAGCTACTGGTCTTCATATCTTTAAACTAACAACCGGCGTATAATAGGAGTATATAGACAATGGCAATATCACGAGCACAACTAGTTAAAGAACTAGAACCTGGTCTAAATGCACTATTTGGGCTGGAATACAAAAACTATGCTAACGAACACTCACAAATTTTCGATACAGAAAATTCAGACAGAGCTTTTGAAGAAGAAGTTATGTTATCTGGATTCGGAAATGCGGGTGTAAAACCTGAAGGTTCAAGTGTTAACTACGACGCAGCAACTGAAACTTTCACGGCTCGTTATACGCATGAAACGCTTGCTTTAGCGTTTTCAATTACTGAAGAAGCGATTGAAGACAATTTGTATGACAGACTCGCGTCTCGTTATACAAAAGCATTAGCTAGATCTATGGCTAACGCGAAACAAGTTAAAGCGGCAAACGTTCTTAATAGAGCGTTTAACAGTTCATACACTGGTGGAGATGGTTTAGAACTTTGTTCAACAGCACACGTAATTGTTGCTGGTACTGAGCAAAATGAACTATCAACTGCAGCAGACTTAAACGAAACTTCATTAGAGCAAGCAATGATTGACATTGCAGCGCTAACTGATGAAAGAGGTTTAAAAATTGCAGCTCAAGGAAGAAAAATGATTGTTCCTTCGGCGCTTCAATTTACTGCTGAAAGATTATTAAAATCTGTCGGTAGAACTGGAACAGCTGATAATGACATCAGTGCTGTTGTATCTATGAATGTGATTCCACAAGGTTATGTGGTTAATCACTATTTAACAGATACTGACGCATGGTTCGTTAAAACAGATGTTCCTAATGGACTAAAACACTTTGTTAGAGCACCAATCAAAACCGCTATGGAAGGCGATTTTGAAACTGGTAACGTTAGATACAAAGCTAGAGAAAGATACAGCTTCGGCTGGTCTGACTGGCGTGGTATCTTCGGATCACCAGGTGCGTAATAAATAATTAATACTAAGGGGCGGCCTTAAAACCGCCCCTTTTTTATTGCAAAAAAGAAATATCATGGAAAAAAAATTCAGAATTCAAATTAGAGCATATGGCTATTATGTTGATTTTATCATTAAATCTAAGGATGATAAGGAAGCTATTGAGAAAGCAATACTTGACAAAGTAGGACAAAAAGATGTAAAGTGGGAAAAAGATGGATTTAGTGATTCATTAAGGAGTAAATGGATAACCTATGAGGAGGTTATAAATGACTCAAGACCTATACAATATGAAACGGTCCTTGGAACTCGAGTGGCATCAAGAGCACCTGAAGGAAGGCAGATATAATATAAATATGGGATATATCGACAAAAAAATTCAGGGAATTATTAAGGAAATCATTGCTCAAGAAGAAGAAGCTGCTTTTAGAGAAAACAGAGTAAATGATTCTGAGGCCCAAGTTTCGATAGCCACTTAAGCGCTATCAAAAAATCAATTTTTTACTACAGAATACCTTGCGCTTTTTTTAAAAAAGAGCTATAAAAAAATACTATATAAATTAATTAGAATGTAGACGCGTATAGTCGATGGCCTAGAGACTACATTCGCAAACTAGGAGGATTATAATTATGGCAAATACAACTTTTAAGGGAACGGTAAGAGCAGAATCTGGTCTTAAAGTTACCACACAGGCTGCTTCAACTGGTGTCTACACTGATGATTTTTCAGTTAGTTCAGCAGGTATTTTAACAAGAAGAATGCCAGCAATTCTTGTGGATTGGGATTACATTTCATGTCCAACTCCAATTGTTTCAAATCTTACAGGAGCAGGCGGAGCGGATGGTGTAATGGCAGACGGTGAATTGTTCAGTATGCTTTGGCCAAATACAACTGGTCAAGTATGCCCAGCACAATGTAGTGTTGTTGCTGCACACACAGTCGCTGCAAGTGGTTTTATGGTAGAAGGCACAATTCCAGCAACAGATACAAATAACACCGTAGCAGGTTTAAATCTTCAAGGTGATGCTGCAACTGCAGACAACACAGGTCTTGAAATTGTATTCGGTGGTACACAATTTGGTGGATATGGTGCATGTACAATTGGTACTCATGCAATGACTTTTGACGCAACATTTCACAGTGTTGACTGTACTGATCAAGATGCAGTTACAATTGGGTTTAGAAAAGTAGAAGAATTTGAAACAGGTCATGGTGCTATATTAGCAGCAGCTTCAGGTGATGCTCTTTACACTGACTTTGTAGCATTTGGTGTTCAATCAGCAGATGATGTTCAAATTGCAAGTAGACTTAATGATGGTACAAGTTCATATACTGATTCAGGTCAAGCAACCGCAGCAAGTAAAAATCATAGATTTAAAATTTCTGTGACTGATGGAGGTGTGGTAACATACTCTCACATTGGTGCTGCAGTTATGGATGCAGGTACATTAGCTGCTCCATCTTCAACAGAAGCATTTACTTTTGATGACGGTGATACAGTAGTACCTTATCTTATTGTTCAAAGTACAAGTGCAAATTCTGCAATCTTGGTGAAGAGTCTTAAAATAACTCGTACACCAGGAACTAAGTTCACAGACTAATAAATAATTAAAGATGGGGCTTCGGCCCCATCTAGTAATCTAGATTAGGAGAATAATTTATGGGTA